CTTGTGCATTACCCTGTAACTCGGATATTGCTCCAATATCAGCAGCCCACAGCAGTCCCACCGTCATCTTGCTCGACACAAACAGTGCCGTTGCTACCGTTAGAAGTAATCTTGAGCCAATCATTGTTTAATGTACTCGTTTGAGAAACTGTAAAAGCTCGACTACCGCCAGTGTGATCTAACCAGAAGTAACCACCTGAACTAGCGTTAACCCCTGTGCCAGTATATGTGACTGTGTTATCAGAACCGTCGATGTCCATATAGTTGGTGGCTTGGTCAATATTAATAGTTGAAGTGACCGTATTGTTTGAGCCTTGGATAATCCAATCAAGGTCTAATGTCCCTGCTGCTGCCGTGGTTGCTTGGTTTAGCGTCATAGTATTACTTGCGCCTGTCACGTTGATATTAACATTACTAGAATCTGCGCCATAAGTATTGGTTGTGTCCGTAACTACATTCATTACGTTTGAGTTGCCAGTAAACTGAAAGAAACCTGTGTAACTGTCAGCAGTAATATCACCTTTCCATAGGTTGCTTGCACCTATTTGATTAATATCCAATGTGTTGGTTGTTCCGATAAAATCAAAGTCGGTCAGATTCCCAGCAACAGAACCTACACCACCTATAAGGTTACTTCCGCCCTGCTGCTCCAAGTCGATATTCGCCGTAGCACCTGACTGATCCATCCAAATCTCGTTATCCGCGAACAATGGATGAGCTAACGTACACAAAACTAATAAAAGTATTCTATTCATTTTTTAACGCTCCAGTATCCTGCCGTTAGACCGTCTTGAATTGTTTGGAGAACTGCCGTTTCTATGGCGGCTTGGAGGGCTAAATTGACAGACTCGTTTTGCACTGAGCCGTTCTCTATCTCAATCAATTCTGTGCCTTGGGCAACAAATTTGAAAACATCCTGACTATATCCTACACTAAGAATACTCTTAGTGACCAGAACTTCGAGTAAAACCCTGCCGGTTAGTACCGAAACGGTACGTAACGACACTGTTATCGTATCTTTTCGGTACTTTTTTGACGCTCCAATACCCAAGTATCTAGCACCCATGCCCCCAGAAGTTTGGTTACTTTCGTATCCTACGACACTTCCTTGCATTAATAATCCAGCAAACAACAGCGGTTTTATCTTTTGTTTCTCGCTGGCTTCTTGTCGTGTAGCGCGAATGATCTGGCGTTCCTTCATTAGGTTGTCTACACCAACGCGCTCAACTACATCAAAGAACCCTTGCTTTTGACCACCTGCGTGATGCAACGCTCGGATCAAATAAGTTACTGGGCTTTGCGTAACCGCTGTACTAAAGTTTGCAAATTCACCATTACTGCGCCGTTGCCCAGTGTCGTCATTAAAAGCAACGCCATACACTGCAACGACGGGTCTTTTTTCTGGTGGTTCAACGCGAGCTAGTTCGGTAACCAGTAACGGTCGGATCTTGGGCAGTTCTTTTTTGGGTACAACGTGATTGCTAACGGTAGTACAGCTAGAAGTAAAAATCACCAATAGGCACAGAAATAATAGTCGTGCCACCTGATTGGTCGGTAACGGTAAGCGAAACAGTTTGTCCGTTGGTGCTGTAGTCAACTTTATTGCCCTCAAGCTCAAAGCTTCCACTCTCTGATTTTGTTTCTCCAAACATGTTATCTACTAATTGCCTAGACAACTCTGCGTATATTCTACTCTCAAGATTACGAATAAACCTAGCCAACGTACTATTATTGACCTCGCGCTCTGCTTCTTCAACTAAAGCAAGCTTCTCTTCTTTAATAGTATTTTCCCGACTGTGTTCTTGGTTTTCGATAGTCAGATAGTGAGCAGACGTACCGTTGCCAGAAAAACTAGGACTTTTAAATTTGTGCAACATCTCTGCACTTAACGGGGTAATTCCGATAAGAAGAATGCCGACAGTAAGAATAGTAAAGAAAATAACCATAAGAATAATGGCTAGACCGTAATTAATTGCTTCTATTATTACGCTCGTTATTTTTTGCATTCTCGCTCTCTCGCAACTCAATTACCGTATCAAGTTTTTGTTGTAACCGTATGATATCGTTATCTAACATACGGATGCGGTCTATTAAGCCTACCAGAGTAGTCGTGGTTTCACCAAGTTTTGATTTAATTTCTTTGGTGATATAACCCCATATAAAGTAAATCATGTATAGCAGACCAACTGTGGCTACAACGGGAAAGCCATACTCTCCAATTACTTGAGCAAGATCCATCAGTCGCGCCTTGCGTCTTCTTTTCCATCGGCTCTTGATATCCTTTCTAGATCTGGGCGTATGCCTAACACGCTACACATTGTGCAATCCATTCTTACCATATCATGGTTCATGGTTTTAACTCTATTGTCTAAATTTTGTACAATTAAATGGATGCTTTGCACCTGACCAACCACAGACTCAAGAATGTATTTGATTGTTAGGAATATAAAGAAACCGCCGATAAGTGACATCGCTATGGGGAAACCGACCTCTGCAATCAGAGCAAACGCTTCGCCCATCAGTCACCGCCTTTAAAGGCTTTACTTTGTTTGTTCGTTCCTGCGTAAATACCAAACACCGCTGCCATCGCGCCAACAACAATGCTGACCAATCCTGCTTGTTCTAGGTTTGGTTCTTCTAATTCCATGAACCAAGTGACTACGTCGTAAAGCAATACAATGTAAACCGTGACAAAGATTCTTGGGAATATGCGCCAAGCATCTACCGTCTTGGCTAAATGCACCCACTTTTGAAACGGGTTAACCCCTATGTTATTAGGCGTGACCTCTAGTTCCAACTCAACCTTCTTTTTAACAGGTTCTTCGGTTTTTACTTCCGGAGATGCTTCTGGTGTTATTTCGGTCATTGTTATACAAACCTTCTTGTAAATCGGCGACCATATCGAGAAGACGCTGGCATAGCAGAACCTAATCCACCAACAGTGCCTTCAGAAGCAACGTCATCTGAATATGCGTCTTCATAAACGGTCTCAAAAGACTCTCCAAATTCTTCTGCCCTTATTTCTGCCTCTTCTGCTTGTTCTTTTGCCTCAATGGTTTTTGTTACCGCGTCTGCCGTGGCTGCTGCTGTGGTTGCCAATCCTCCTGCGTTAACAGTTCCTGTGTATTTTCCTGTGGTATCAAGGACTTTTATTGCAGCATCGACCACTTTGCTTCCAGTTGTTGTAGCTGCGCTTGCCAATGCAGCTTGTTGTCCTGCGTTTAATGAGTCAAAAAACTTAGCATTATTTGCCAAGCCACTTAAAACTGTTTGATTTATCCCTGACAAAGAACCTCCAGAAGCTATTGTTTTTGCTGCGTTTGCATAAGCTTCTGCGGATAATCCTGTGTTGACAACGGTGTTTGTTGCGCCAACCCCTGTTGCGCCCGTCAATCCTGCTGCTTGGGCTTGCTCTAATGTCATCTCCCCAAACGCATTTGTCCAACCGTTGGCAATGCTTCCTGCTGCGAAGTAACTTCCTGCTGCGCTTACTGCAATACTAAGAAAAGAATCTCCTGCTTCAATTCCTTGAGCAGTTGCGCCTGCACCTGCGCCAAGTGCTGCGCCTGCTGGACCGCCAGCCAAAAAACCTAACGTGCCTCCAACAATTGCACCAATGTTTCCTTTTAAAATACTTGAGAAAAACCCTTGTGATTTTGTTTGTTGTTGCCTAGCAGTTTCTCTTACAGCGTAATCGTAAGCTTGAAGTGCATAAGTTGGATTTAAATCAGAGGTTATTTCCCCTGTTTCTAAATATCGTTTTAGTGCTTCGTTTGATCCGTATTCTGAGTTAATTGCATTTGAAAACTCTGGTCGGTCACCTGATGCAAAAGATTTAAGTGCGCCCCAATTGGACTTATTACCACCCATCTTGTTGCCACCCTCAAAACCAGAAGACTCGTACTGCCCCCACTCGTTGTAAAGGTTTCTTAATTTGTCGTATACGTTTTCTTCTCTTGCTCCGACGTTGGCTGCGCCTGCTCCTGAAACACTATAAGGTAAATTCTTAGCATTAAATTGATTGGGTCTAATAAACTGAACCCCTGCTTGCGCCCATGAAGAAGGCTCAAACAAAGGAATGTCTGCGAAACCTGCGGATCTTAAAGACTGCTTTGCGCTTTTTAGCTCATCAGAATCTGGCACGTAATCTTTGTGATAAATAAGGTTAGTCGATAAATTTTCATAGTCTGGGTTAACTTCGTAGTCTTCGCCCAAATATCCTGCACGTTTTACTGCGAAATTATAATCAGACAAAGCACCGTAATCGGCTTCGTTTAACCTAGTCCTAATTCCTGAGCCTCTTTCGTACCCAGAAGCCATGTCACCTGTTAGTTGCCCAGAACCAAAAAGCTCTGTTGCCTTACCAGTTCCAGTCAAACCACCCAAATAACCAAACGTGGCTGCGTCTAACATCTAAACTTGCCCACCAGAAAGCTCCATTGCAAGCAACCGAAGCACCTCATCAAAACTCTTGTCTAATTCTTTTGCTGCTTTTGCAAACTTTCTAGGACTTAACTCGCTACTTGATATCTTGCGTCTTTCAAGAAAACTTTTTGCTGCTCGTATCTCCGCCGCTGCTACTTTTTTTACTGCTGCTTTCGCCATTTGTTACCACGCTTTGCAAGACCAGTATCTTGCTTTGGTTTTAGGACCGGGGTTGTCGCAATTGTGTCTTGCCCTAAAATTCTTTCGTCGCCCCTTTTGATTCTTTTTTATCTTCATGTTTGGGTCGCCGAACGTCACTCTTTTTACTCGGTCACCATCCATAACATAAACAACAGATTTCTTTTTGCCATGACTGGTCTCGCCTTTTGCAATTCGCCTTGGGCTGTTGAGCTTGACCGACTTGCCTTTGTAGGTAGCCATTATTTTTTATGTACCGCTTGTACCTGAAAAGACGCTTTCTTGCTTGCGCCTTTATGCGCTTTGTATCCACCAGTGGGGTCTTTCATTAGCTTGTAGCCTTTGCCTGACTTCATCCAATGAAAACCTTTGGGTGCTTCGACTGATTTGTTCGCCATCATTTCTTCCTTTTGCTTTTAGAAGCTTGTATTGCCCTACCTTGTCGCTCGGCATCTGAGCGTCGTTTATAGACCTTCCCAGATTTACCCCAACGATAACCGCCTTTTACTTTGACGACGGGCAATCTACTTTCCCATCATTCTCGAAGAACTGTGTCCTAGTAGTTCGTCCATCATAGAACCAACATCGCCACCATGAAGCTTAATGACTTTAACTTTCATGCCATCGTCATCCATTTCTTCATACTCTTCTTCAGAATCGTCATCCATCATGCCATATTCTGCCTGATGGCAAAGCAACATAAAGTTAACTAACTGTTCCTCAGTCATCTCAAGACCTTCTGCATCAGCAGGAAATCCCATCTTTTCTTCAAACAAAGCGTTTAAATCTTCAATGTTTTCTACGTTAATTTCAGCCATTGTAAGCTCCTAAGTTCATACTGGTTAATGCGCCAACTTCTCCTGTCGTGCGCCTTCTAATATCAGCAATTTTCTGTAGCAAGTAATTCGCTGCAACTTGATTCGGGTTGCTTCTTCTAGGTGGCATAGGTCTTGGTTGAGGTGCAGGCATTGGCATTGGCTGCGTTGGTACACCACCTGAAAAAGCTGCTGGGTTTATTGGAGGTAAGTTAATCTGCTTTCTCCATTGGATCTTCTAGCCCAGAATAATCTTTGTATTGAAGCTGAATTTCTTTCGGGGACATTTCTGTGCGCTCTTTCATTCTCATCATCTCTTCGTCAGAAATTGCTGAACCGCTTTCCATTCTCATCATTTCTTCGTTAGGAACTGCTGAACCATTTTCTAACAGGTAAGAATACATATTGAGAATCTGGTCTATCGCCCTTAATTCTTCTTCGCTGTTAGACGGAGTGTCTCCTAAGTGTTCGTCTACGATTCGGACTAAGTCAACAGGAACTCCCATTTTTAAAAGCCTGTCTGCTCTCATCACAAAAGGAGAACCTGAATCCATCTCTCTCAATTGCTCATCTGTTAATTGATTAATTGCGCCTCTATCTCCACCTGCATCGTCAGGCAAAGATCCCATGTTTAAAGGTAAGTCCCTTCCGCTTTGCCTTTCTTCTCTTATTCTTCGCATTTGCTCTATGTCATCTGGCAATGCGCCCATTCTTAAAGGCATTCTCATGTTTGACTCATTCATCTTTCATCGCCTCCATTTGGCTTTTCTGTTGTTCCATCTGGAGTTCAGCTTGGTTTTGTTGCTGTTCCATTTGAATTTTAGCTTGGTTCTTTTCTCTTTCAATTTGCAATTCGGCTTGTAACTTTGCAATCTTAGCTTGCAACTCTGCGTTAGCTTTCGCAGCTTCAATCTGCATATCTTGTTGTGCTTCGGCTTGCTTAATCTGAATGTTGTTCTGTGCCTTAGCTTGATCCGCGTTAATCTGTGATTGAGTCCTAGCTTGCAAAGACTGAGCTTCTAGTTGTGCAAGTTGTTGTGCGTATTGCAATGGATTTTGTTGTTGATTTTGTTGCATGTTCATCGCAGGGATTGGCTTCATCTGTGGTGCTTGTTGTACCACTTGCGCTGCCCTTTGACTGATCTGCATATCAAGCTCTGGGTCAATGTCCTCAAAGCGGAACTTAGGATCTCTGAGATTTGGCAAGTTTGGAAGTTCCATGTTGATTCCTGCTTGCATCCGAGTCCGATACAGTAACGCAATGTGTTCTGCGATATGTGCCATCATAATTGGCATGATTGCTTTGTTTATCTGAGGATTGCCACCTAAAGATGGGTCTTGCAAGAATTGAATGTGAACTGCGATATGCGATTCATGGTCTTGTTCTGGGAACGCTTTGATTGGTTTGCCGTACAAAACTGCCATGTTTTCGTCGATTGGGTCTAGCCTTGCTGCTTCTTCTGGCTCTTTTAAAACCTCATCAATGTTTGGGATACGAACCGCTTCATACATTCTTTTGTATGCTTCGTACATATCGTGCAACTCTGGAGCAGAACGTGCCATCTCCAGAACCGCTTGAGCTTGAGCAATACGCTGGGTTGCGCTAAAAACATTCGGGTCAGAGACTGGGATAACATCAATTCGATCATCAAAATCTCTTGCGTAGATAATTTCTGAGCCACTGTTTGTTGAAAATTCAAACTGTTCTGGCAAGTTCTCTGAGTTAAGTTTTGCTAATAACTTGAACTCATGCCCTTGTGAGTTGTGCAATCTTTTGTGAATTGCACTAAACGCTTTGCTTCCTTGTTCAATCAAGGCAACCGTTGAGCCAACTGGTGCGTTAGGGTTTGCGTCCCCAACATTTAAATCTGCGGTAGATGCAAACCGTTGTCCTGCATCAACAATCAAACCCAATAAATTAAACAATGCGCCACTGGGTTCTTTGAATGGAAGTGGCATAATTGCCTTGTTTACATCGTCAACCGTAGCGTCTAAATCCACAAACTCGCCGGGGTTGATGTCCATCTCACCGCCAGAAACACGACCTTTAAGCTTGAACCCGCCTTGCATGTTTGCAAAAGCAGCAGAATCAAGTAACGCTCTCAATGCACCAGTCGCTGCTTTGCCTAGCCCACCAATCATGTGGTAAAGACCAAAGCCATAAAAACCTACGCTTGGTAAAAAGCGATATGACACAAACCAATTGCGCCTTCTCTTGTCTTCGTCGTCCTCATCCCAGTTGCGTCGAACAGAAACCACTCGTTGAGAACCCATCTCAATAGTTACGACGTAAGGTAAAGCAACAACATCTGAAAGATTGTCTTCGTCGCCCATACCATCAACGCCGTTAAAGGTTTCGTAAACGTGCATCTCTAGCAAGGTTAAAACGTCATCGTCATTGTTGTATTCGTCAACGCCCTCAATATCTTGAGTCACAGTGCCTGATGGGTCAGTAATGTCTGTGTAAGTTGGTACGGGTAAGTAATACCCTGCTTCGACATATCGGTTGTAATCGTTCTTCGGTAATCGAATAACGTGCGTGTATCTTAGCGATGTCTGCAAGTCTTTTGACTCTGGAGCTACGCAAAAGTCCTCTGCTTTTACAAACATAGAGACCTGTCTGCCTAGATTGACATCCCAGTACAGCTTTTTAAACGCATGACCAACTAAAGGAAGTTGGAATAGCATCTGGTCTAAATCAGCAAAATACTCAGGCATTTCCTGCGTAAGTTGGTAATTCATAAACTCTCGGACTCTTCGTGCTTGTTCTTCAACTTCTTCGGAAGCGTCACCAACAATGGTTGTCTTGACTGGACCGCCACTGGGATAAAGTTCTGTGATTGCGCGAGCGTTAAATTGAGTCGCAGCTTCTGCTATCAAGGGATGTACAACAGTCGATAAACCTCTGGATGCTCTTGCATCATCAGATTCTTCAAGCCCGCCATCAGGATCTAAAGTCTTGAGTCCGTCTTCGTATCTGGTGCGCCACTCGCTTCTTGCCGATTCATCGGTTTCATACGATGTGATTAAAGAGTTGGCTTTTCGCAAAAGCTCTTTCTCGTCAATAACTTCAGCTAAGTTATCGTCAAAATCCGAGGTTGGCTCATCCATTACATCAAGTTCTGGGTCGCCAATTAAAACTTCTGAGTCTCCAAATGGTTCTACTTGAAGACCATCAGCAGGTCTTCCGTCTGCAAATGGGACGACATTTTCTTCGACTTCAGCCATACATTGCTACCTTTTGTGGACGAGGCTCATCATCCTCATCGTAATCTTCGCTGTGTGTAATGAACCAGCCTTTGCGTAATCTTAACCAAGCTTGGGTGCAGGTGTCCACTATATCGTCATTATCGCCTGTAGGGAAAGCAGCGCAAATAGAAATCAGATCCTTAGCCCACCGTTTGTCTGCGGGATACCAGATCCTTCCATCTTCCAATAAAGCACTGGAAGCATGAGCGCGAGCTTCTTTGTCTCGGTCAGGTGAATACTCTAAAACTGGGATTCCTGCCATACGCAAATCTTGCAATAACGATTGACCGCTTGCTTTCTTTTCGATCAATACTGCGTCAGGTTGATACTCGTCGTAAGAGTCCTGCGCCAAGCGTCTGAGTTCTGGGTAATTGACCCTGTCGTACCACATCTCTAACACGATAGCGTTTATCTGACCATGCTTCTTAAACACGCCCCAAGTTGTTCTGGCAGAATAGCTACTCTTTTCTTTAGTTGAGAATGCGGTGTCATAACTTTGTAAAACGTATTCAATCTCAGGAAGATGATCCAAATCCCACTCTTGCCACCACTTGCTCTTGAGAATCGTGCCTCCTTTTGGCATAGGTCTTTGTTGCAGTTGTCCTGCTGAAGCGTATGTTCCAAGGCTTGTTTCCAGTTGTGACAAGGTTCTCTCATCAATACGACTAGACCACAACAATTCGCCATCCTCAGTTCTTGGATCTACAAACCCAAGGGAAGATTGGCTTGGTGTTGGATGTTCTGGCTCATATCTTGCTGGAAGGCAGAGATGATCCCACCCTGTGTCGTTTGCCAGTATGTGTCCCGTTAAGTCCTGTTCATGCACTCGTTGCATGATAATAATAAAAGCACCAGTCTTTGGGTCGTTTAACCGAGTCTGCATTGCTTGATCCCACCACTCCAAGACACCTTCTCTAACCGTTGAGCTTTCGGCTTCCCTCACGTTGTGCGGGTCGTCAATCACAATGATGTCACCACCTTCACCAGTCAATGCACCATCAACCGAGGTCGCTATCCTGTACCCTGTCTTGTTGTTCTCAAACCGTTGCTTTTGGTTCTGGTCGCCAGTTAACTCAAAGCAATTCCCAAAGTGTTGTTTGTACCAGTTGGAATCAATTAACCTTCTGCACTTCACAGAATCCCTGATGGAAAGCGAGCTTGCGTAACTTGCAAACAAGAACCGTTTATCAGGTTGTATAGTCCAAGTCCAAGCAGGCAACGCTACAGCCACAGAAATAGACTTCATGTGCCGAGGTGGTACGTTAATGATCAATCGTTTGATGTCACCTTCGACAACCGCCTGAAGATGTTCTGATACTGCGTCTATGTGCCAGTTATCGTGAAACTGCCGTCCTGCCTCAATCGTTTGCCAAGAGTTCATGGTGAACTCCTTCAATGACCTCCGCATTTTCTCGGCTCTGATTTGGGGCAATGACAGATTGTTCAAATACTGACTCAAGTTGTGAGAGTTGCTCATCTGTTATCCTAGACAAATCGATGATGTGTCGTTGTTCTACCGTGGTTGTAGTCTCTTGCTTATCAACCCAACCTGCTCGGTTCTTGAGATAGAAGATCATAGCCGTGTTATCTTTATCAACCACTGCCTTTTGGTACAAAGCATTAGTTACTGAAACAATCCCATGACCTCTGCCTCTTTTTATTGCCTCCGCAAACTCTGGGAAGTCTGCTTGTTTTTCATACAAAGTAGACTCCCCAATCCCTAGTGCTAACGCTATCTGTTCAGCCGTTAACCCTTGTGCTGCGTACTCCTCAGCCTGCCGACAAACTTTATCGTTTATCTCAAACGGAGGTCTTCCTTGTCGTTTTTTTCTTGGCATGATTGAATTTTGCCACGCATTTCAAACTTGCACAAGACTATAAGTTATTCCTCCCCTTTCTTACGATGCTTGTTCTTCAGGTAATATTCTTTTGAATACTCCAAAAGCTTCTCCCTGTTTGCTAAGTAGTAAAGCCTATTCCGAGTCTTAAACTTTTCTTTATTGTCTTGGTAATACTTACTCGTGCGCTTTTTAAACTTTTCCTTATTCGCATGGTAGTATTTCCTAGTCTTAGCTCTCGCTCTCTCTTTCTTCATAGCAAGACGGTGTTCTTCGATGCAACTAATCAGCCACGCTTTGAGTTGCTTATACATGGTTGTCCTCCAACGCTTCTTTCACCAGATCCAATGCCTTGTAACTGCATCCCCCGATATGCCACTCGTAGTTGCATGGTGGGCTACTCGCACTGTACCAATCGTAGATATGAACAGGTTCTTCATCATCTCCTAAAAACAGACACCACTCAGCCTGAGTGCCATAGTCACACAAAGTCCCAACCTTTGGGTCTCCAAAAAGTTCTCGCAACTTATCGTAACGAGCTTTTACCTTTCCTCTGAACTGGGTGTTTGTGAATTGATCCCAATCAACTTTTTCAAATTTCATATTACTTTCCTTTCTTAGTTTTTGTTTTACCAATTAATATCAATATCTGTCACATCTTCAACCTGTGCTTCGTTATCATCTTCAACAATCACAATATCAGATGGGTAATAATCATGAGCATGAGTTGAAAACTCTGACTCTAAAAACTCAGCAACGTAACCGTACCACGCCGTTGAATCGCCATCTTCTGACGACGGGTAACCAGCGTCCACCAAGTCTTTCTTCTTTACATTGATCGTGCCAGTAATTTCACGGGTGGTTGTTATGGTTGCAGTGATTTCAAATTCCATATTACTTTCCTTTCTTAGTTTTTGTTTAGTAGTTTATTTTCTTCCCTGCTCTGCGAATTTTTTTATTTGAGTTTTGTTTGTTTTTCTTTTTCACCTTACGACTTAGACAATCAACAATCCCCACCTTGACGTTGTGCTTCTTCATCTCAATTTCCTTTCTTAGTTGAGGGGGCTTGCGCCCCCGTTTAGTATACTAGGTTAGAAGTTGTAGTCGTAGAACTTTCTAGGCTTCCGAGCTAAACCGAAATGACTACCATCAGCAGATTTCCAGTTACCGTACTTGCTCTTACGAATCCTAAAAGGAGTTGCTTCTTCAATGCTAGTGATCTCCCACTTTTGATCTCTCTGATTAGAAGTGTGACCGAAGAACCCACCAGCATGAAAGTCACGCTTCCAAGGTAATTTTTTAGCCTTCATCTCTCTGACTTCAATCGTTTTGTCTGAAACTATTCTTACTATCTCAAACGGGTTAACGTCAGTATATCCGTGGTGGTTTGCATAACCATAATCGATTTCTTCGATTTCATAGTTACGTCTGTTTTCTTCCTTCACCTTGCTCATGCAATCTTTTGCGAAAGCAATTGCATCTTCCTTGGTGTCGAACTCAGAGTCTGTTGATATGACCTTGGTGTCCAACCAATCACGACCTTTGTAATTAGTTGCACCATGCAAATAATCAGGTTCTTCTTGATTGACAATTGTTTCTTCAAGTTTTACCGCGTATTTTCTTACTACGTTTTCCATTTCAATTTCCTTTCTCAGTTAATTAATATCTTCAACACCATTAATTATACCTATCTCACAGAAAGATGCAACTCTTTTGTTTACCTTTATTATCAATAACTTACAACGCTTCTCAAATAAAAGTAACCCAATGTTACCAAACTTTGGTAACGGTTACCGCTAGAATTGGCAAACGGTAACATTCATAACTTATTCTTTTTTAATTATTTTTTTGTGTTTGTAAC